TACGCATCATCTCGGCATCACTATCGACAAGACAAAAGACAAAAATTTATCAGAACAGGCATACAAACTACTCAAGGACTATTATTGTAATGAAAATGAAGATTCACCACAACAGGCATATGCTCGTGCCGCAGTTGCATATTGTGATGGGGACTTAGAACTCGCACAAAGAATTTACGATGCAGTATCCAAAGGTTGGTTTATGTTTGCATCACCAGTATTGTCGAATGCACCTCGCCCAGGCGAGAAAGCAAAGGCACTTCCTATTTCGTGTTTCCTAACTTACGTTCCAGATTCACTTGAAGGACTAATCGACCACTCTGCTGAGTTGCGTTGGTTGTCAGTTAAAGGTGGTGGTGTCGGTGGACATTGGTCAGACATTCGTGCTGTATCAAACAAAGCACCAGGCCCTATGCCATTCCTACATACTGTCGATGCTGACATGGTTGCTTATCGACAAGGACGTACGCGGAAGGGTTCGTACGCGGCATATATGGATGTTGATCATCCAGATATTACCGAGTTTGTTAACATGCGTATTCCTACTGGTGACGTGAATCGTAAGAATCTGAACCTCCACCATGCTGTTAACATTACAGATAACTTCATGCGTGCAGTTGAGCAGAATGCTGATTGGGAATTACGTGATCCTGCTGGTAACGATGTACGTGAAACTGTTCAGGCTCGTCGGCTATGGGAACATATTCTCGAGACTCGTTATCGTACTGGTGAGCCTTACCTCAACTTTATCGATACAGCTAATGCTGCTTTGCCTGACGCTCAAAAGCAAAAAGGTATGAAGATTCGGGGATCGAATCTATGTAATGAAATTCACCTTGTGACCAGCGAGGATCGTACTGCGGTTTGTTGTTTATCATCAGTAAATCTTGAAGCTTATGACGAGTGGAAAGATACTCCTATGGTTAAAGACTTAACAGTATTCCTTGATAACGTACTTCAATTCTTTATTGATAATGCAGGTGATGAGATTGCTCGAGCTCGATACTCAGCTCAACAAGAACGTTCATTAGGTCTTGGCGCTATGGGCATGCATTCTTATTTCCAAAAGAATCGTATTCCTTTTGATAGCCCACAAGCTGTTGCACATAATAACGCAATCTTCTCTTACATTAAAGCAAAAGCTGTTGAAGCTACTCTTGAAATGGGTAAGCGACGTGGTGAAGCTCCTGATATGGAAGGAACTGGTCGTCGTAATGCTCACATGCTTGCTATTGCACCTAACGCTAACTCATCTATGATTGTAAACACATCTCCAAGTATTGAACCTTGGAAAGCAAATGCATTTACTTCTCGTACACGAGTGGGTTCTCACCTAAATAAAAATCCATATCTCGAAGAAGAGCTCGAGAAGATTGGTAAAAATACAGAAGAGGTCTGGAGCATGATCATTACAAATGGTGGATCTGTTCAGCATCTCGACTTCCTTGACGATCAGACCAAAGCAGTGTTTAAAACTGCTATTGAACTTGATCAGTTATCACTTATTCGTCTAGCAGGTGATCGTCAAAAATATCTATGCCAAGGGCAGTCACTTAATGTGTTCTTCCCAGCCGGTGCGACTAAGAAAGATCTACACCAGGTTCATTATCAGGCATGGAAACAAGGTTGTAAGGGACTATATTATTTACGCACAGAAACGTCTAATAAGGCTGAAAATGTGTCACTAAAAGTTGAGCGTGAAAAACTAGACGACATTATTAACCCAAACACAATAAATTTCAGTAACGGTAGCGAGCCACTGCAAGATGAATGCATAGCTTGTGAAGGTTGATTCTATAAAGGATAAAACAAAAGATGGAAGTATTAATTTACACTAAGAGCAATTGCCCATTTTGCGAAAAAGCCAAAGCTTGGTTTACACAACATGGTTTCGGTTTTACTCAAGTTCTCCTTGATAATGAGGAGCAACGACTTGCATTTTATCAAAAGATGTCAAACGGTAAAGCAGTCAGGTCAGTACCTCAGATCTTTATTGATGATAAGCATATCGGAACTTATAATGATCTTATGGCAATTTCAGATAAACTTGTTAAGAAGCAAGGTGGATTATTAGAGTTCTCAGAAACCTATAAGCCGTTTCATTATCCTTGGGCTGTTGAGATTACTACTCGACATGAAAAAGCTCATTGGATCGAAGACGAACTTGACCTGTCAGAAGATGTAGCTGATTGGAAAGGTGGTAAGATTACTGCCACTGAAAAAGAATACATTATCAACATATTGAGATTGTTTACTCAGAGTGATGTTGCTGTTGGCCAAAATTATTATGATCAGTTTATTCCTAAGTTTAAGAATAACGAAATACGTAACATGCTAGGATCTTTTGCTGCAAGGGAAGGCATCCATCAACGAGCCTATGCTCTACTCAATGAAACACTCGGTCTTCCAGATAGCGAGTATCATGCATTCCTCGAGTATTCAGAAATGGCTGACAAAATTGAGTACATGCGCAAAGCAGATACAAACACTCTCAGAGGGCTTGGATTGTCCCTAGCTAAATCAGTGTTCAACGAGGGCGTAGCACTATTTGCTTCGTTCGTAATGCTTCTAAACTTCCAGCGTTTTGGTAAGATGAAGGGTATGGGCAAGGTTGTTGAGTGGTCTATACGAGATGAAAGTATGCATGTCGAAGGTAACTCAAAACTCTTCAAAGCTTTTTGTAAGGAGCATGCTCGAGTTGTTGATAACGATTTTAAGAAAGAAATCTATGAGATGTCTAGTGACATCGTTGATCTCGAAGATAAGTTTATTGATTTGGCTTATGAGCTCGGTACAATCGAAGGGCTTGAAGTTTCAGAAGTAAAAGAATACATTCGCTATATTACCGATAGGAGATTGCTAAAACTTGGAATGAAACCAAACTTTAAAGTCAAAGAGAATCCTCTGCCTTGGCTTGAGTGGGTTTTGAATGGAGCTGATCACACTAACTTCTTTGAGAATCGTGTGACAGAATATGAAGTAGCAGGTCTGTCAGGTAACTGGGATGACGCATACGCTGCCTGAGAATCCAGGCCTATTACCCTATGGAAGTAATGTCAGTGCGCCGGCTATCACCCTGCCGGACACTGACTTATTCCGCTCCGAACGAGGGACTAATGCAGCTCGATATTTCGAGGAAAGGTTAGCACAACTCAATAGGGAATATGAAGAACTGAAAAGGGTGGCTGAGTTAACGCAACTCGTATACAATGCTAAGTATAATTTTGTTCCTCGTGTTGGGCATATATATTACTTGTATAGAGATAATAATGAACACATGCTCAGCATAATTGATAATTGGAATCGATTTGAATGTATCGGCACTTTTCGGTTTACCGCTGATAATATTTGGGAACAAGTTGATGATTAATAAACAAAAATTTCAAGACGTAGTAGATCAACTCAAAGCTGAAGGCAAGTATCGAGTCTTCAATGATATTGTAAGAGAGCGAGGTGCCTTTCCTAAAGCAACGTGGTATGGTAAATACTCGCCACGGTCTATAGTCAATTGGTGTTCGAACGATTATCTTTGCATGGGACAGAATCACCATGTAATCACGGCCATGCAAACAGCTCTTGACAAAACTGGCGCTGGTAGTGGTGGTACTCGTAACATCGGTGGAACATCACATTATCATGTAACGTTGGAAAAAGAATTAGCACTATTGCATGCTACCGAGTCTGCTTTACTTTTCACCTCAGCCTATGTTGCAAACGAATGGGCTCTCATCGCTTTATCAAAAATCATTCCTAATATTTGCTTTGTAAGTGATACAATGAATCATGCTAGTATTATCATGGGCATTAAACACTCTGGTGCAGATAAAATATTATTTGAACATAACAATATGGATGAGCTCAAATCAGCTTTACAAAAAACACGAGCTGAAGGCAAGATTCCGTGTGTTGTGTTTGAGAGTGTTTACAGTATGGATGGTGATGTAGCACCCATAAAAGAAATATGTGATCTTGCCGGTGAGTACGGCGCTATGACTTACATTGATGAGGTTCATGCAGTAGGACTTTATGGAGACACTGGCGGAGGATACTGCGAAAAGATAAGAGAAAAGAGGGTAGATATTATTAATGGAACCTTGGGAAAAGCGTTTGGTGGCCACGGAGGTTATATTGCTGGTGATAGTATTGTTATTGATGCTATTCGATCAATCGCATCCGGCTTCATCTTCACCACAAGCACGTCACCTGTTGTATGTGCCGGAAACATCGCGTCAATACGATATCTTCGTAGCCACGACGAACTCAGACAAAAACACCAAGAGCGAGCAGCATTACTTACAGCAATGATAAAGGAAGCAGGGCTCGATATACACGAATCCGCTTGCACTCACATATTACCGATAATGGTAGGGGATGCTAAGCGATGTAAAGAAATATCAGATAGGTTACTAAATGTACATGGAATTTATATTCAACCAATTAATTATCCAACAGTCGCTGTGGGTACAGAGCGGCTTAGAATTACACCGACACCACTTCACACCAATGGTATGATGGAAGAGTTGGTCGAGGCTCTTAAGGAAGCTTTCAACTATGTTAAATAGAGATAGCGAGGTAAACAAAGGATACTTAAAATGAAGTGGCTAACTTTATTTACTGCAATTCTTTTAGCGGCATGTGCTGCTTGGTTTAGTATCGTCGGCATCATGACTATTTTTAGTGGTGCCGCCTTATCAGTAATGATTATGGCTGGTGTACTTGAAATAGGTAAACTTGTCAGTGCAGCTTGGCTACACTATGAGTGGGAAAGGATTAATGTACTTACACGTGCATACTTTACCACAGCAATATTGATACTCATGTTCATAACTAGTATGGGCATATTTGGTTATCTTTCAAAAGCTCACATCGAACAGTCTGTGAAAGCTGGAGGCAACAATGAATTACAAATGCAAAACTTGGAGAGACAGATTGCAAGGCAGCAGTCAATCATTACAGACTCAGAAACGGTACTCTCGCAACTGGATTCTCAAGTTCAAACACTTATCGAATACGACAGAATTCGAGGTCCTTCAGGTTCGATTGCAACTCGTCAAGGTCAAGCAGAAGAAAGGAAAGGCCTCAACGAGAGCATCGATGTTGCGTACATACGCATTGAAGAACTCCAAACGGAACTCGCGCCTTTACAACAAGAAAAGCTTGAGCTCGAGGTTGAAATTGGTCCTTTAAAATATATTGCTGAATTTGTATATGGAAAAGAAAATGCAGCTGATTATTTTGATGTGGCAGTACGTTGGATTATCATATTACTAGTTGTAGTTTTTGATCCACTAGCTATCATGCTTTTGATTGTATCGACAGGTGCATTCAAAAGAGATAGACTTAAAATTAACCCATTGGTCAACGAAGATCAAATAATGAGGATGGATATCGATGACGGAAATAGCAGCGACGGGAGCACCGGCAACGGACATGATGTATCAGAAGAGCCAAGAGCCGATGCCGATAAAGAGTCAGGAAGGACTGAGGAAGCAAGTAGTAACAACTCTTCCGAAGGACGGAGTACAGCAGATAGTGGATTATACGTACGACAAGGACGGGCAATTGATGTCTTCGGTGGTCCGGAAATACTCGATCAACATGCTGGTATAGAAGATAAATACCTACAGGAAACAAAAGGTTTAACCACTGTGATGTCTAGGAGACCAGTATAACATGAGAAGTAACGATCAACAAAAAATCGATTTAGGTAAAGTGCTAGGGGGAGGACCTCCGTTCTATTCACGAGCAGGTTCAATGATGCACTCATTCTATCTTTATGAGATAGGTTCACCTGAAGATTATACCGACTGGCTGGATACCATTCGTAATTGTAGCGAAAACGATGTTGTTAAGATTCACATTAATTCAAATGGTGGTAATCTATTAACGACTTTACAAATCGTTCGAGCTTTACAAGAGACAGCAGCTACTATCGTATGCTCAGTTGAAGGACAGTGTATGTCAGCAGCTACGATTATATTTTTACAAGCTGACCTTGTAGAAGTATCTGACCACTCGATGTTTATGTTCCATAACTATAGTGGTGGTACATTTGGAAAGGGTGGTGAAATGATGGATCAGCTTAAATATGAAGCAGAATGGTCCGAGAATATGTTCCGAGATTTCTACGATGGATTTCTCACCGAGGAAGAACTTCAACTGATGTTTAATAACAAAGACATTTGGTTGAATGGAGACGAGGTAACAGGACGCATACGGTTGAAGGCAGAAGCCTTACAGCTTAAATTACAAGAAGAGGAAGAGGCCGAAAAGCCGAAACCCAAAAGGAGACGCCGAAAAGCATCTGAACCAAAGGAGTAGTATAAATTATGAATAGCGTAACAAAATATTTGTGGCGGGGCGCCGGTCTAGTATCGGTGGGAATGGCTTACATTGGAGTACTGGTACCCGGCATTCCTACAACATCTTTCTTGCTACTTGCGCTATGGTGTTTCAGTAAAGGCTCTCCAGCTTTACAACAGTGGATTTGGGAACATCCAACGTTTGGTCCATACGTTCGAGCATGGACTGAGAAGAGAATCTACCCAACAAAAGCAAAGTATATTATGGCAGCATGTATGGCTTTTTCTTTTGCTTGGCTTATATACCTACAACTTAAGCCGGCAGCAATTATCGGTATAGGTTGTTTCATGTTATTTTGGCTTGTATGGGCTTGGAGATATCCAGGTTCTGTTGAGGAGTACGACCGACGCAAAGCGGCTGGTCTGAAAATTGGTTGGCTGAAGTGAACGAAAAAGATTCTAACAAGAACAAAAAGCCGTTCGGACCTCACGAGTTTTCTGAGATGTACGCTCGGCTGAGGCATGCTCAGCGCATGCATGATGAAATAGATAAGCTCGATATGATCGATAAAGTTATTGAGTTTATGGGTGATGACCTTCCTGAGGCTGAATATATAATATACAGAATTCAGAGAAGATTAAAGAACGATCAGAAATATTAGGAGATTTGATATGAACGATAGTGTAAAGCGCGTTCCTAAAATTTATGAAAGTCCCGATCGTGGGAAAACAGTTTATGAGCGAGACTTTGGTGCGCCCAATAGTACTCGTAAACTGATTAAGGGTGAGGAAAAAGCTAAGTGGAAAACCTAGGGTTATTGTTAGGTATTCTTAGCGTTATGATGTGTCCTATGGTGTTCGGGGGAATAACCGCTGTTGTTTCTCAGCAAGCTCAGGATAAGATTACTGAGAAACAAAAGTTGACGAAATCCATCAATTACAACGACTAGGAGTTACATGCCCAAAACTGTAGAGTTCGAGCAGAGAAGTTTTACTAAAGACTTTATCACTGTTTGTTCTATTGGTTTGAATGTGGGGTTTATTTTAGCTATTATTTTTATATTATAGGAGTACATAATGAAGAGCGAACTTGAAGGTCAGTATGTTGTATTAACGTGCACAACGAGTTTTAGACAACGTTACGTTATACCAACAGAAGCACTTCAATCTTTTAATGAGGAAGTTGAGCTAACCGCTGAACTTGCAAAGCAGTGGGCAGGTGAAGCTGTTCATGCACAAGAGCTGAAAGAGTTCTCTCAAAAATACTTGGGAGAAGAAATTGTTGATGAACAAATCGTTGATCAGGCTCGTATGCTTGAACTATTTGACGATGACAATAAATACTTGTCAGAAGGTCCAGACGGTTGGAGCCACGATCGTAAATTACGATTCATTAATGATTGGAAAGAAAAGCAACCAGGAGATTAGATAATGAGTGAAGAAGCAGTTGATCCACACTACGGTATGGATCAATATAGACGATGGGTAGGTGGTAACTGGCCCGAAGTTCAGAAATGGCAATGGGATTTTATTAATGACGAGCTAATGGCTTACGACAAAGATAAAATCTTTTTAGATTTAGGTTGTGGGTCTTTACGACTTGGTGCACGACTAATTAAGACTCACGGTACTGGTAAGTATATTGGTCTTGATACGAATCAAAGGATTATTGATTATGGTCTTAACCACGAGATTAATCCTAAAGTTCTCGAAGCTCAAAAGCCTAGGTTTATTGTCAATGATAATTTTGACCTTTCGTCTTTAGGCGATGAGAAAGTACATATTGTTTGGGCTTATTCTCTATGGCCGCATGTCAATGATGAGAAACTACGAATTGGTTTGCGCAATGTAAGAGAAGCATTGGATGATCATCCAACGTCAGCTATGTTTTCGACGTTTGGCGGGGCACCACCTGCTGCTAATGGTGATACGGAACCAACACCAGACGATTATGTGTACGATCGTTTTCAAAAAACTTATTGGCGTTGGGAAGAGGACCTCGAAGAAATCTTTGCAGAGTGTGGACTCTCATTTGAACTTCGTCGAGATACGATTAAGGGCGGTAGAATGTACCGTAGCGCGAAAATCTGAGGAAAGACGGTGGCAGCAAAAAACGATATTACTGGCGATGCTATCAAAAGCAAAGCCGCAACGAAAAAATATGAAGATGGGTGGGATCGTATATTCGGTTCAAAGGATAGAGACTTAGCTTACGAGTCTGATAATCCTACTGAACGACCTTACGATCCTGGGCAAACTATTCATCCAGCAGAAACTCGGTATCCTAAAGCAGCTGAGAAGTTTGACTGGAATGATAAAAATCAAAAACATAAGCAACAGGATCATACTGAGCTTAATGGTGATGGTAATCGTGAACGAGGCAGGTATGGTGAAGATCTAACTTAACTCAGGACGAAGCAATGCCAAAGAAAAAACCTCGCTATAAACAAATCCAAGCGGGACAAGATTGGTCGGATTCAGAAACTTGGTATGGACTAATAGCAGCACTAGCATTATTAAGTTTTACTTTTTTTGGATTTTTCAGTGGTGGAGGAATTTGGCAATGATTAAGATTTATGGTACTCGCGGATGTGGGTACTGTACACAAGCTGTAAAAGAATGTAGGAAATATGGAAAGCCGTATCAATACTATGATGCAGGAATTACTATGTATTATAAAGAACTAGTAGCAGCTGGTTGCGATACTCGAACTATGCCTCATATTTTCGCTGACGGTAATTACATAGGTAATCTCAACAATCTTAAAAAACACTTGAGGATTCCAAGTGGCGTACTCTGATAAAGTGATAGATCATTATGAAAATCCTCGCAATGTCGGTAGGATGGACGAGAAAGATGATGATGTAGGAACAGGCATGGTCGGTGCTCCGGCATGTGGCGATGTTATGAAGTTACAAATACAAGTAAAAGATGGAGTGATATTAGATGCAAAGTTCAAAACTTACGGATGCGGAAGTGCTATCGCGTCTTCCAGCTTGCTTACCGAATGGGTTAAAGGAAGAAGTCTTGATGAAGCTGAAGCGATTAAGAACACAGACCTTGCTTCAGAGCTTGCCCTCCCACCAGTTAAAATCCACTGTAGTGTACTTGCAGAAGACGCAATCAAAGCTGCAGTAAATGACTATAGACAAAAACATGAGGAAGTATAATGCCTATTAAATATAAAGAAGACACGGTTGTTAAAGACCGACAATCTGGTAAGACTAAAACACAACGATCTTACATTAAAAATATTTCGACTGACGAGCTGAAGAATGCTCTTGAAGGTCGCAACACTTTGCCAAAGCTCAAGCAAAAAATTCGCAATGAGCTTACGAGGCGAAAAGTAGATTACTGATGGAACAAGTAGTCCAAGCACATCAATGTCCTGATGATATGGTGTGTCTTACCAGCGAACAGTGGTTTGACTTTGTAAACGAACATGAAGTTGAATTGACTGATGAGTTAGGTTCTATGGAAATGGCAGATATCGGTGATGCGCAAGCAGTAGCTGATTTTACGTGGCAAGTATTATTTTTAAGTCCTTGGGAACTCGCTTACATTGCACTACCAATGAGCGTGTTAGCATTTTATGGTTTATCCATATACGCAACATTCAAATGGTTACAAAAAAAATTTAGTTAAAGGAGAATAATAAAATGCAGCACAATAAGTACGACGTAAAAGTACTCAAGGTAGTCGATGGAGATACGGTAGACGTAGACATTGATTTAGGCTTCGGCATCACGCTCACAGACGAGCGCGTACGGATCATGGGTATCGATACACCCGAGTCACGTACTAGTGATAGGGTCGAAGATTTATTCGGTGAAGCTGCAAAGGCTCGCTTGAAAGTATTACTGAAAGGTGGTGCTAAACTAATGACGACCGAAGACAAGCATGGCGAAGACATGAAAGGTAAGTTCGGTCGAGTACTTGGTGACTTCGAAGTCTACGATGGAAAGAATGACCGTTGGTGCCGAGTGACTGAGATCATGGCTGAAGAAGGTCATTGTGTACCTTATTTCGGTGGAAGTAAGGAAGAGACTCAAGCAGCTCACTTGGTCAATCGTGAACGACTCCTATCAGAAGGTATCGTTGACAAAGCTAAGTACGACAAAGCAGTCATTCTGATGGAAAAAAAGAGAGCAAAAGAAGCAAAGTAATATATGATTACTATGTCACAAAAAGCTCAAGAACATGCTATTAAGAGTCTTAAAGCTCGTAATAAAGGGGCAGGTATCCGTCTTGGTGTAACAACCACCGGATGCTCTGGCCTAGCATATATTATAGAATTTGTTGACATTCCACAGGAAGATGATATAATATCTAAATGCGGTGATGTAGATGTATTCATAGATCCTAAAAGTAATGTGTACATAGACGGAACTGCAGTAGACTTTATTCGTACCGGATTAAACGAAGGATTTGTGTTTAGAAACCCAAATGTAGCAGCAGAATGTGGCTGTGGTGAAAGTTTTACTGTTTAATTGAAATAAACAGTTGACAATCATGTCAGATCCTGGTATAATAGAAAATATTGAATCGTGGAGATCTGTATAATGACTATGCATCTAATCCGAGGGGCCAACTCTCTCAATACTCGTAAACCCAAGCGTAAGCTAACTAAAGGTCGTATTAATGAGCTTCAGCTAGCTTGGCGCACTCACAACAAGCAAATGAAACAATCCGGCAATCATGATTTGCGCTATGATACGTTCGAAGAATATCTCGATTATTGCCACGGTAAAGTAAAAGTAAAAAAGGAATTCAAAGCTTATGAACCGAACACATCGTATCGCCGCGAGACACCGCACTATCCATCGTCAAGCCTCCCAGCGCCGAACAAGCATGCGCCTGGGAAGTCGGCAGGAAGATCAGAACGACAGCAGTACACAGGAGACCTCGTCATCGGAATCGCTACAATGCACAAGTCCAACGCAGTCCCAGTCATGCGAGGAACCGAGCAAGCTAAAGAGATCTCCAGAATGGGAAGATGACCCTTATTCACTTTAGTTATATCCTTATTCCTAAATGATCTAAAAAAAGTGAAAAAAAGGTGTACAAGCGGCAAAAATCCTGTTAGAATGGTACTCATAAATTAATTGATAAGGTTTTTATATGTTCTTTCTAGTTTGTAATGGTTTTCGTAAAGCAGGTCCTTTCGCTGATAAGCGTATGGCTGAAACTGTTCGTTTGACTTATCCTAATCCAAAAGCTTTGGTTATCAAGCAGGATGGCAATTGGAAAGTCAACTGTGACTTCGCTGATGTAGGTGACAAGGTTGAGTGGACTGGTGGCGCAGGTACGATTCAAGGTCATGTCGCTTATATCAATCGAGACATACCTACTGGCGATCCTCGTAAGAATGCTGACTATTACATGATTCGTACTGAAAAGGGACGTGGTCACTACATCAACAGTAACATGATGAAGATGCTACGTCCTAAAAACCTTTCAGCCCCAGTTCAACAGGAGTTATTTGCATGAGAGATCTAATATTTCGAACTGTAGGTCTCATCATGATTCCTGTCTTTATGTGTATACTTGCTGTAGCAGCTTCAACATGGATAACAATGATATGATTACTAAACTTCATCTCAACGCAGCTGTTCCTTCGTATTATTTAGAAGGTGAACTTGGTGAACTCGTTCTAGATATCGTTGAACGAGCTTCGAAAGAAGAAATTGATCAAGATCAGTTCATCGATCATATGCAGGGCTTCGGCTTTACTGCTCAAGAAATTATGGACATCTATTGTGATGACGTACTTCCTTGGATTTTAGGTAAGCTGGCATGAACGGATTTCGTAAGCTTCAAGAACGTCTTCGTGAAGAAGGCTGGTATGTAGGATGGAATCATTACTGCTGCCAAACATGTGCTTGGGAGGACGTTCCTTTTGAATTTGATGATGGGACAGAAATTGACTTTTCAAAAGTTCTCTTTAATCATAGCCAAGACTGCGAAGTATATGATGATGACGAAGCAGAATGTGAGTTCTGTGATGGTGAGGGATACGACGAGGATGACGAAGATTGCGCTGAGTGTAACGGCACAGGCATGAGCTACTCGAATCTAAACACCGATGATTACGATACGAGTCAGCCTGGGTTTGTTTGCAACACGCCTGAACAACAAGACGATAGTACTTTTTGCTTCGATGGTAGTGCTGAAGGTGTTAAGAATCTCAAAGCAATCCTTCCTATTATCGAAGAGTGTGGATGCGAATGGTTTTGGGGTGAGTCCGGCGAAGAACGTATCGAATTGACGTGGAAACTGAAATGAGCATGAATCTTAGAGAAAAAATAAATATGCGAATGGACATACTTCAAGATTGGATGGAAAACAATTACCATCTTAAAAATCCTGAAGCAGTCGTTGAACATATTGAAAATGTCTCTAAGTTTTGGAGTGTGCTTAGTGAAGAAGATCGTGATTATATTCACGGTTGTAGATATGCAATTGAAGAAAAATCGGAGTGGAACGTATGACCGAATTTAATAGTGTAGTAGAGCGACAGCGAAAAATGCTAGAAGCTGAAAAGTGGGCAACTCATGTTGCTGGTATTCATGTTCATGGCTTTGATTCTATGTGGTATGACGACCATCCTGAAGATACGGAAGGTACTAAAATGGTTACCGACATAGAATACAACTGTGGTCGAATCGAGAGACTTCAGGGTGGTAAACATCTTCGTAACTTTGGAGAAGAACTCCAAGGCGAAGCATTACTGGATGCATACTTAAAAGGCTAGCACATGAAAATTACTAGAACTCATGCTGGTATAGCAATCATATTGTTATACTTCTTCGCTCAATCGTATGTTGCAGATGCTCAAGTAATCAGTGACGATGAGTATTGTCTTGCACTGAATGTTTACCACGAAGCTCGTAGTGAGAATCTTGCTGGTAAGTTTGCTGTATCAGATGTTGTACTGAATCGTGTTAATGATAATCGCTATCCTAATACAATTTGTGGTGTTGTAAAGCAAGCTGTATTAAGTAAGTGGCATCTTGAGCAAGGGCGTGAAGTACCTGTTCGAAACAAATGCCAGTTTAGTTGGTATTGTGATGGTCGTAGTGATGATCCTACTGATATGGATGCTTGGGCTGAAAGCCGGCTCGTTGCATATCAAATGATCGAAGGTGGTCTGTATCGAGGTATCACTGAAGGTGCAACACACTATCATGCGACTTATGTAGAACCTTCGTGGCGTACGCGGTTTAGTTTAGTAGGTCACATTGGTTCTCATATCTTCTATAGAGCAGAGTGATAAATATCTCTATCGTATATTATGAATGGAGATAACAATGGCAGTAGCTGGAATCGATTACAGCTTAACAAGCCCAGCACTATGTATCCACGAAGGTGAAACTTGGTCGTACTCAAATTGCAAATTTTATTACTTGGTAAAAAATGATAAGTTGGCTCAAAAAACTAAGCAGTACATTGGTGAAGAATATCCACACTGGAATCATGATGTCCAGCGTTTTACAAACTTGGCCAATTGGTCAGTCGGTCATTTATCTAGATCGAACGTCACTCGAGTTGCTCTTGAAGGATATGCATTTGGTGCTGTCGGAAGAGTCTTCCAGATCGCAGAAAACGCAGGAATCTTAAAACTCAAACTATGGGAGACTGGTCTAACCGTATTAACGCCAGCTCCTACTGAGATTAAGAAGTTCGCCACCGGCAAAGGTAATGCAAATAAAGAACGTATGGTGGAAGCATTCGAAGAAGAATGTGGTGTCGATATAAGAGACGAACTTGGAATTAAAACTAAAACTTGGAATCCTATTTCAGACGTAGTAGATGCATACTACATATGTAAGTTTGGATTCGAATATAGGAACGACTTATGATAGTAATATTCAACGGGCCTCCGGGCTCAGGTAAAGATGAAGCTGCTGCTTTCTATAAAGAAAACTTTGGCTTTGGTAATCTATCCTTTAAGTATCAGCTATTCAAAGAAACCATTAATCACTTTGAAGTTGATGAGCAGTGGTTCATGGAAGGTTACGATGATCGAACCACTAAGGAAAAGCAAGAGGTTGCTTTGAATGATATGTCTCGTCGCGAAGCTATGATATACGTGTCGGAAGATATCCTTAAGCCAAAGCAAGGCTTAGATTACTTTGGTCGTACAGTTGCTGAAGAAATCGAAGATGGTAATCATTATGCTATTGCTGATGGTGGATTCGTAGAAGAGCTTCAACCTTTGGTCGAACGAGTAGGTGCTGAAAATATTGTAATCGTTCAGCTTACTCGTGAAGGGCATGACTATTCTACAGATTCTCGTCGTTACTTTAATGGTAGACTACGTAAAACATTTACTATTAATGAGTCGACGGAAATTGAAAGTCAATATGTGTTACCTGAGGAACTCAACATCCTCACATATCGTATACATAATAATGGAAGCATTCGTAATTTTCATGATGTGCTAAATAATATTTTTGAAGAATTAAGTGAACAATATGTTATCGAAGAAACTCGAGGGAATACCGATTCCCAATGTGATAAATCTAGCTGAGTGCGTTGACCGTAAGGAATATACCGAAGAACATTTTCGGAACTTAGGTATTCCTAACATACATATGCATACCTATAAGCGGTATACTGAAGATCCAGATCCGATACCTTTTGTTGGAGACCCAGAGCTCATCAAAGGTATTACACCTGGCGTTACTTCTTCTCACCTACTTACAATCAAGTGGTGGCTAGAAAACACCGATGAACCTGCAGGAATCTTTTTCGAAGACGATGTAGATTTCTCTGCAATAGAGCATTGGCCCTTTACGTTGCAGGAGTTTATCGACAGATGTGGTGATTCGTGGGGTGCTTTACATCTATGTAATGTATTTGAATATCCCTATGACGTAGACAACGAATATCCAGCAATGGTACCTCGTAGACGTAAGATGTGGGATCATGGTCTGCAATGTTATATGCTCAAGCGAGAATATGCACAAAAGATTGTTGACTACTATTTCGATTCGCCCAAAAGGCAAATTCACATTAGGATGCCATTAGCAGCTCCTCCTTCTTTTGAAAACAATGTATTGCATGGCTTCGGGCTAGTGGTGTCATTCCCTTTGTTTAATCAAAATGTAACTGACTTCCGCTCGAAGAATATATACTATTACAACAAGCAGGCTCAGTCTGCAATTTATTCCTACGAGTTTATTAAAGCATGGTGGGAACTAAAAGGCAGCAAAATGACGCTAGAAGAAATTTTTGACAATGACCGTGAGAGTCATAAAACGTATGGAGTATTAGAATTATGAGTTGTATCTACAAAGGCGAAGTAATTGACACAGAGTTGTCTATGAACTCGTGGGGTGGTACTGAGCAGATGAGAACAAGACTGATCAAGAATATCGATAAGTCTTTATTGGAAAATGTGGCAGTTCATTTGTCTCGACCCAGGGAGCTATATGATGATGTACCGAATATCCTTTGGTGCCACGATTTAGCAGAAGACCCAGAAAACAAAATCTTAAGTGATGGCGGATGGGAAAAGTTTGACCATTTTGTTTTTGTATCAGCGTGGCAACGAGATCAATACATTCTGAGATTTGGTATTCCATTTTCAAAGTGCGCAGTCATCCATAATGCTGTCGAGAAGGAATATAGCCCACGTCAAAAAGATATGGAGACGATTCGATTCGTTTATCATACAACACCACATCGTGGCCTCGAGCTACTGATTCCTATCTTCGAAGCTTTGTCTAAAGAGTTTTCGAATATTCATCTTGATGTATTCTCAAGCTTTGACATTTATGGTTGGCCTGAGCGAAATGCTTCTTATGAAGGTTTGTTCAAGCGGATTGAAACACATCCTCAGATGACTTACCATGGTGCACAGCCAAATGAAGTGGTACTTGAAGCATTGGATAACTCACACATCTTCTTGTATCCGTGTATTTGGACTGAGACTTCATGTATCGCTTTGATCGAGGCAATCAAGTCTCAGGTACTTTGTATCCATCCAAACTATGGAGCACTGACAGAGACTGCATCGAACTCCACAGTCATGTATGACTTTAACGAAGATCCACAGGTTCATGCTAACTATGCATTCTCAGTAGCTCGCCAGGTTGTTCAGACTATGGTCAATGATCCAAATTACTTTCATGGGTTTACATACTCAGATCGATTTAATTTAGCAAGAAACAATATTCCTTCGTTCCAAACCATGTGGACCGCGGTTCTTTCTAGGTTTAAACAAAATAACAGTTGACAGTTGAGTCCAGTTGTGGTATAATGGTACCTCAATTTGACAATGGAATAAATTATGGCTATTTTAGTTGACTATAATCAGGTAATGCTGGCCAGTCTCTTCGCTGGGATTGGTAACCACACTGACATGGACGTGGATGAAAATCTTCTACGTCACATGTTCCTCAATTCGATTCGATTCAATCGAAAAAAGTTCCACAATGAGTACGGTGAGATCATCATCTGCGTTGACAACAAAGATGTATGGCGGCGAGATTACTTCCCTTACTACAAAGCGAATCGTAAGAAGTCTCGAGACGAGTCTGAACTCGATTGGAATAAGTTGTTCGAATCGATTCATCGTATTCGTTCTGAGATCGACGAGTTCTTCCCATACAAAGTAATCAGTGTAGATCGTTGCGAAGCTGATGACATCATTGGTACTGTTATTAATGAGGTAGGTACTGATCTTAACATAGGATCTGAAAAGTATCTCATCTTATCTGGTGACAAAGACTTTATTCAGCTCCACACATATGCTAATGTAGATCAATACAATCCTGTGTTGAAAAAGTGGGTAAGAAGTGATAGCCCTGATAAATACCTTCAGGAACATGTTCTAAAAGGTGATGTCGGTGATGGAGTACCAAATATTCTAAGCAGCGACAACTGTTTAGCTATTGGTGAGCGTCAAAAGCCTATGACTAAAAAGCGTATCACTGCTTTCTTAGGTGATCCTGAAGGCTCTATGGATGAAGAAACAAAGTTAAGATATAATCGAAACAAGAAAATGATTGATCTTTCTCAGATACCTTCAGAATACCAAGAAAAGATTCTTGAGCAGTTCAACATCGATAAGAAAATTGGCAGAGAACATCTATTCAATTACTTTGTAAAGAAGAAACTCAAGAACTTAATTACTGACATACAGGATTTTTAATAATGGCAATTAAATTGGCAATCTCAGAAATACTAGCTGAGATGGGTAAACTAACTAAAAAGCAAGATAAGATTGACTTTCTTCGAAAGAATGATTCGCAACCTTTTCGACAAGTAGTTAGACTCATTTATGATAAGGATGTCGAGTTTCTATTACCTGAAACTCCTCCGCCGTGGAGGTACAATAAGCTAACCGATGCACATACTATGCTGTATCGTGAAGCTCGTCGTTTACGTATTTTCGTAAAAGGCGGTGGTTATGATCATATCGCTCAACTTAAGCGTGAAGCTTTATTCATCAGTCTTTTAGAAGATCTCATGAATGAAGATGCAGACATTCTTGCAAAGAATATGATTTCGCATAAATCGGTAAAAGGTCTTACATACAAGACGCTTGAAGAAGCGTTCCCTGATCTCTTTACCACTCCGATCAAACTAGATTAACAAGGGAAGTGTGACACCATGGCTAAGCGTTTTAAAGATATCCGTGACGCTGGATTTGATGACTGGGAAGATGTTCGTAAAGAAGATCGTTTCAAAGAAAAAGAAAAAGGAAAGCGGCGCAAAAACAAACGCAGCAAGTACGAAGAAAAGTACAAAAATTTCAAAGACTTTAGAGATGAGAAATATTAATGAGAGAAAAGGTAATTTTAACTGATTGTGACGGCGTCCTACTTGATTGGGCATACTCATTCAACCAATGGATGAGTCGTCACGGTTATAAAGAAATGCGTACCGATACTTATAGCATTAACGATAGGTATCTAATTAATAAAGGTGATAGTCGAAGGCTAGTTAGAATGTTTAATGAATCAGCCTGGATTCGTAAACTCCCTCCGTACCTTGATGCTATTAAGTACGTTAAAAAGCTACACCAAGAGCATGGATATATCTTCCACGCCATTACATCGTTAAGTAATGATGATTACGCTCAACACTTACGAACTAAGAACTTAATTGAACTATTTGGCCCAACAGTATTTGAAAAGTATACGTACTTGGACACTGGAGCTGACAAGGACGAAGCCCTAGCACGCTATAAAGATAGTGGGTGTATATGGGTTGAAGACAAGCCGGAAAATGCCGATATAGGAATTCAGGCCGGTTTAGATAGTATCTTAGTTGACCACCAACATAATAAGGATTATGTTGGCGACGCAAAACGTGTATATAATTGGAAAGAAATCTACAATTATGTAGTCGGTTAATTATAAATAATCCTTATATGAAGAAGAGAACCAATTGATGCCAACGTACTCCTTCCGAGACAACAACACACAAGAAACATTTGATCGTATGATGTCATACGATGATAAGCTCAAATTCCTCGAAGAAAACCCTCATTTAGATCCTATTATAAATTCAGCACCGGCATTAGGTGATTCGGTGCGACTTGGTCTGAAAAAACCAGACCAAGGATTTCGTGATGTCCTAAGAAACATGAAAGCCAATAAGGCTTATTCAGGCAACAAGATCAACGATTTCTAATCCTCTTGATCTTGATTAAGGAGGTTTTATATGTCGAAACAACGTCGCTTAACTACAAAAGAGAAGCGTAGACAACAGCGTGAGAATAATGGAACATTGAATTCCAAGTTTAGCATGAGACAAATCAGACCAATTACACAAACACAGGAGGATATGTTCTACGAATATCGAAACGGTAAAAATATTGCTGC